ATGGCTCTGTCACAACAAAGCCATCTGTCGTTGGAAACAACACGGATGGAAATGCTGTGATGGAGTACACCATCCAGTTCCGCAACGTGCGCCGGGAGATTTGAGGATGGCAAGCAAAGACATCGAGAAGTCGATGGGGGCGGACGAGAAACGGGCCCTTGAGACGATCCGAAAAGTGTATGAAGACGGATTCATGGAGATCAATGGCCGCCGCTACTCCATGACCTCATACACGCATAAAGAGCGCCGAAAGGTGTTCGCGTTCTTCACGTCTGTGCAGGATCAGCTCAAGAAAAAGGATTTCAGCTTTCTGGACTCCCCGAAATTTTCCGAGGTTGAGGGGGTGCTGGAAACTCATACCCTTTTCAACGACAGTACGTTATCCAACATTGGCGCCCATTGGGATAAGTACCCAGGGGACTATCTGATGTTTATCACCACCTCGCTGGCAGTGGTGAGTTACCCTTTTACGGGCGCCGGCGCTACAGGCTAAAGGTTCCCTCAGCTCCGGCAGATGACAGCCTTATCGCGTTCACGAACCTGACTGCCGACGAGATGACGGTGTACCACTTGGCCTCAGCCGGCTACGGCAGCATTGCCGAAATTGAGGCCATGGACACGCCGCAGTTCCTGAACCTGGTGGAGATGGAGCACATCAAGGCGGACGTGGCGGCACATCATCGGCGGATGGCGGAGAGATATGGCAACCGTAACTGAGCTGGTCACAGATTTTAGTTTCTTGGGGAGCCTTTCGCCGCTCACCAGCTTCAATGATGGCTTGAGCACGGCAATCACCGGGATAGGTGCCCTATCAGCAGCGTTGGCGGCATCATCGGCTGCCATTTTCTGGTGGTCTGACGGACAGCTCCGTGCGGCTGATTCGCTAGGCACGCTGGCGTCCCGTACCGGGATGGCTGCGGCCGAGATACAAGAGTTGCGATATATAGCCGAGCAGACGGCCAGTAGCGCCGGTGCGCTCGACTCATCTTTGTTGTCGCTCACTCGCACAATCGCCGACGCAAGCCTGTCTGGAAATGACACGCTTGCCCGGCTCGGCATCAACGTCAGAGACAGTAACGGGCAGCTCAAGCAGGCCGACACCCTGCTGCGCGAGGTGGGCGCCCGGATGAGCGCCCTTAACCTTACCATCGGGCAGCAAGAGAGCTTCGCCAGCGCCCTCGGCATAGACCCCACCCTGATTGGGATGATGCGCCTCACCGGCTCGGAATACGACTCTCTGCGCCAGCGTGCGCGAGACTGGGGAACGCTGACCCAAGAGCAGACCGAGCAGGCGACGGAATACGTCAACACTATGAGCGATCTTCGTTTTGGCATGTCCGCCCTCAAGCAGCTTATTGCCGTTGGCATGGCGCCGGAAATGAGCCGCCTTACCGATCAATTTGCCGACCTTCTCGCATCCAACAGAGAGTGGATCATCGATGGCGCCGGGGCCGTCATTGAGCTGCTGTCTGAGCTGGTTTCGGCTATCACGAGGCTTCTACCGGTGATCGGGCTGATGATCGCCGCCTTTGGCCTGTGGAAGATTTCAGCGATGGGCTTGGGGGCAGTGCTTGGCGTTGTGTTCAGCCCGGTGGTGCTGATTACTGCCGGCATCTTGGCGCTGCTACTGATTATTGATGACCTTATCGTCGCAATGCAGGGCGGCCAGTCCGTCATTGCCGATTTCTTTCAGGAGTTTTTTGGCATTGATATCGTGCCGATCCTTCAAGGGTTGGTGGAGTGGGCCGGCAAGGCATTCGATGTGTTCACTGATTTCTTGGGCGTACTCTGGAAGGTGTTCCGGTTCTTCACAGGAGCGGGCGGCAGAGCCATCGAGGCGGCAGTGCGGTTCGTCACGGGGCGGTCTGGTGGTGCCCCGGAAGAGGTGGGGGCAGAAACCATATTCCCAGGCGGATCAGGCGGCGCTGATGTGCCGGTGGTGAGCGAGGATAACCGGCAGGTAAACCAGAATGTCGAGGTGAACGTGTATACCTCCGATGCCCAGGCCGCTGCCGACAACATTCTGGATGGGTTGCAGCGTCAGATCGAGAGCGCTAACGCGCAGTTTGCGCCGGGGGGATACTGATGACCGCCGTAAGCCGTTTTTTTGATCGGCAGAAAAACGACTCCCCGGATACCGAAATTGGTATTGGGGGTTTCACGGCATTCGTTCGCGTGCGCGAGCGGTCTGAATATCGGGCTAACCTGCCCACATCTGTGGTCGAAGATGGCTCATTCCTTAACGACCACATCCTGCTACAGCCCGTGCGCCTGCGCATCGAGGGCAACGTGTCCGATGTGCATGTGCGCCGCTCGCAGCTCCAAGAGCGCTACCAGCGCGCCCTGAGCGAAATAGGCAATATCACGCAGTTCGCACCAGATCGCACGCAGGCGCAGGTGTCAAAGGCGGCGGCGCTGGTGAATGACGCCACCGACGCCGTGCGGCGCGCCAACTCTTATCTTGAGGCCGGCGTTCAGGCCATCAACTACTTTGGCAACCAAGACACCAGCGCGAAGCCGATACGCGAGCAGTTCATTGACGAAATGGAGGCGATTTATTTTGGCCGCCAGTTGATCGCCATTGATATGTTCGAGCCATTCCGGCAGTTCACTGGGATGGTCATCACGTCGCTGGTAATTGACGGTGACAACGAAACTGACAGCGTTGACTTCACCATCGAGGCGCAGCAGATACGCCTTGCAGAGCTTCAGTATACGGCCATCCGGGCAGCCGCTGGCACAGGCGGACAGACCGAGAGGGCGAGCGACAAGGGTGCTCAAGAGGGCGAGCCGGTGCCGCGCTCATTCCTGAATTATATGCTGGGGGGCTGATATGCTGAGAGTTCAGAATATCACCAGCGAAACGCACCAGATCCACACAATCATCCTGGCCGATTTTGAGTTGCGCCTGGTGCTGCGATTTTTGCCGCGTGCGCAGATATGGATTTTTGATGCGGAATATCGCGGCCGGCGGGTGGATGGGTTCAAGTTAAGCTTGGGCGTTTTACACATCACCAGCTCGAACCTTCCCTTTGACGTCGCGGTTCAGGACTTCAGCGGGACAGGCATTGATCCCTTCAAGGCGGATGATTTCGAGACCGGCCGCTGTCATCTTTATGTGCTTGAGCCACAAGACATGGAGGCCATACGCGGTGCCCCTGTCCCGTTTTGATCGTGATTATCGTCTGGTGGTGGGCGTTGGTGGCTCTCGTCAGGTGGAGGTTCGCCCGCCGATGCGCGTCGCCTTCGCCGCGCAGAAGTCTGTTGAAGGCGGCCTCAACAAGCTGACCCTGAGAATTTATAATCTGCGGCAGTCCAGCCGCGAAGCGATTGCAAAAGACCCGGAGGAGGTTCGGCATGTTCCACTGTCGCTTGAGGTGGGATATTCCGGCGAACTGGCGCTGATATTCAGGGGATCATTGCACAGGGCGGCAAACAAGCGAAGCGGGGCGGACATAATAACGGAAATCGAATGCCTTGACGGCGGGTATGACTTCCTGAACAGCTTCACATCCCGGACGGTTCGCGGGGGCAACAACGCTATCGAGGCCGTTCTTTCGGACATGCCCAACACCGGCGCAGGGAAGATCGCCCCGGTGCCCGAAATACTGCGGCCCCGTGTGCTGGTGGGCGCCAGCGGAAAGCTTTTTGATGGCCTGATCGGCGATGACCAGACATGGTACATTGACGACGAGCAACTTTTTGTTCTCGGCACAGATCAGGTGGTAAGCGCCTTGGCGCCAGTCGTTTCATCTGCCACCGGCCTTTTGACGACACCGGAGCGGTCTATGCAGCGCGTTTCATTCAGCACACTGATAAACCCGGCGCTCCGGATCGGCGGCCTTTGCCGGCTTGAGAGTACCTTGGCGCCGCAGATGAACGGTCTTTATCGGATAAACTCGATGGGTTATGAGGGCGACATTGACGGTAGCGCCTGGCAGCAGCAGTGCGAGGCTATGCCGGCTCTGGGTTACGAGGTGGTGCCATGAGCCAGCAGTTGATCGACGCCATCCAGCGCGGCATATGGGCCGCCCTGGCGGATGTGCATACCGTGACGGTGGCGCGCGTTACAGGCGTCAACGCCACGACGATAAACTGCCAGCCGGTCATTGCTCGGGTGGTGGATGGCGAGGCGATACGGCTCCCGGAGTTTGTCGAGGTGCCGCCGATTTTCTTGCAGGGTGGAGGCAATTACCTTGCCCAGCCTGTGGCGGCTGGCGACTACCTGCTGCTGATCGTTTGTGAGCGAAGTTTTGACCGCTGGTATTACGGTCGGGACGGCGCGCCGCCGGCACAGGTTCGGATGCACGATTACAGTGATGGGTTTGCGTTGGTTGGTGTAAACCCGGCCACTGCGGCGATAGAAATACCGGATGCGTGGACAATGACCGGCACCGTCCGCATGGGCGTGCGCAACCCCACTGACAACATGGCGCTGGCCGGTCTGGTGCTGAGTGAGCTGGAAAAGATCAAGGAACAGCTCGACGAGATGGTCGCCGCGTACAATGGGCACACTCACGGATCAACGCCGGGGCCAAGTGCGCCAATGCCGCCGCCGCCCGTGCCTGAGCCGGTGGCATCACAGTTTGTGGAGGCTGACTAATGCGCGTCTCAGGGATGGCGACTGACGGAGACTGGCGCTTTGGGCGCGGCAGGGCCTCTTATCTGCGAAACTCCGATGCCATCCGGCAGAATGTCGTGACGCGGCTGAGGTCGTTCAGGAATGATTGGTTTTTGGATATTGACCACGGTGTCGCTTGGCTTGATCTGCTCGGCAGGCGCAATGCGTCTGAGCAGATACGCAGAGCGGTAGAGCGCACGATTCTTGATACGCCGGGCGTGCGGGCAATTACCAGCGGGCCGTCTGTTTCTGTCGACTCCGAGCGAGCGGCTATTGTTTCGGTGTCGGTGATAGATATATTTGATACTCGAATTGACATTGAGGGGCTTGGGCTATGAAGCCGGAATTTACGCCGGGCGGCGTCTCCATCCAGACCTTTCAGGAAATATTCGACGAGCTGGCGGCGGGTTATCGGGCGATATACGGCGAAGACATCAATCTGGCTCCGGAGAGCCCGGATGGTCAGCGGGTAGGGATCGAGGCAGAGGCTCGCTATGACGTGCAGCAATTCGCGCTGTCGATGTACCGAAACCTTGATCCTGATTTCGCGCAGGGTGAGGCGCTCAATGTTCTTATCAAGTGGGCGGGCCTTGAGCGCCGTCCCGGCACGCGGTCTCAGGTGGACGCCACGATTACGACAGACCGGCCTGTCACGCTTCCGGCTGACTACACGGTGCAGGATGATCTCGGCCAACAGTGGATCACGGGTAGCCCTGTATCCGTCCCTGCCGGCTCCAGCACAGTCACTCTGTATTCCCGAGAGTTTGGCGCTGTCGAGGCAGAGCCTGGCACCGTGACTGAGCCTGTCACCATCGTCCTTGGAGTGGCTGGCATCAGTAACGAGTTCCCGGCGCTGGTGGGGCAGGAGGAAGAAACCGACGAGCAGTTGCGTATCCGCCGCCGCCGAAGCGTTGAGAACCCGGCCACGAGCACGGTGGGCGGCCTTTACAGTGTGCTGGCCAACCTGCCCGGCGTGATAGATCTTGTGATCTATGAAAATGACGGCGACACGACAGATACGGAGCGGGATATCCCGCCACACAGCCTTTGGGTAATCATCGAGGGCGGCGACGTTTCCGAGATTGCCGAGGCAATCGCCAAAAACAAGACCGGAGGCACTGGGCTGAAAGGTGATATCGTCGCCACTTATACTGAAATATTGCAGCGCCCAGGCGGCTCCGAGATGCCTATTGACCATCTGATGCAGTTTGATCGGCCTGTTTATGTTGATCTGCATATTCGGGCGAACGTCGAATCAACGGATGGTGGCGCGCCTGATGTGGCGGCGATAACCGAGGCTCTTGTGTCTCGGCCTTGGTTTGTCGCGGAGCGAGCGGCAGCCAGTGCGCTATACTGCGTAGCGTACGACTCAACAGACAATATTCTTTTGACTGATCTTGAGATC